GCTGTAATACTAATTTTTTGTTATTATAATTTCCATCATTATAACACTCTTGACATTCATATTTGATTAAATTTTGTTTAATCAAACGTTCTTTAAGACGATGTCTTGGATAACTAGAATTTTCAATAAATATTTCATCATTACTGAATATTTTTCTAGAATTCGCGCAAGAATATGAACAATAAACACCATTTTTATTATGACTGTTATTGCATTTCGGGCAAAGTTTCATAAGCAATCCTCTCTATAAACATTTTTTTATGTTTATAAATTATAGGTTCTAAGAACCTGCGGATTACCATCTTCCCCGACCGACAATTTTTTTATTTATAAAAATTTAATTGCAGAAATAACAAGCCCAATAACAACCAAACCAACGATTACAACTTCAATCTTTTGAGCGGTTGATAAATTAAAAAACTTCTTTTCTTCAGTAGAAACAACTTTCTTAATAGAAGCAAACTTATCTTCAACATGATAGTTCTTCATATCAGCACTAACTTCTGTTAGCTTGTCTTTAAAAGATTCGATATGAACCATCAATTCCTTATGCTTTTGAGTTTGCTCATTAATGTAATCAGTAATGTCAGCAATGTTATCAATAAGGTTGATATGATGCACTGGAGGAATGGGATCAGTACTCAAAACATGAGGGTTAGTAGATAATGGAATAGAAGCAATTGCTTGTTGAGCTTGCTGAAGAGCAGCTTCAATACTTGCTGTGTTAGATTGATCTGTTAGATTTACTTCTTGATTAGTCACGTCATTCATTATATAGCTCCATTTTGAAAAATAATATTTAGTGGAGAGGAAGATGGGATTCGAACCCACATTTCAAATTTTAAAACTCCGCAGTAGCCGTTCCTGCACACTTCCTCGAATAAGATGAGCCTCACGTGTTGGCTCGTGTAGTCTAAGATTGCGACAAGCCCACCAAACATGGTCGACACTGGATGGGCATATGGTACTTAGATCATATAGAAACCGTTGACCCGTTGGAGTCATCACTGGTTAATTCCAGATCCCTGTTGCGCATCTTACTCGTCGAGAGGCGTGGGCGGTACGTTATGGTTGCGAAGTCTTGGATTCGAACCAAAGATCTTCAGTTTATGAGACTGACGAGATGACCACTTCTCTAACCCGCAATAAATTCTGTGGTGGTTGATTTGAGGAACAACCACCGAAATCCTAACACCTTTGCATTATACCCAAGCAGCTTGGATGCGCGCTATCTATCGTCCGGTGAACCGACATTTCGATTGTGGTGCCCCCACCTAGAATCGAACTAGGTACTGATGCTTACAAGGCAACTGTTATACCAGTTAACTATAAGGGCTAAATTGGCTCCCAGAGTAGGGCTCGAACCTACAAACCTTTCGGCGCTTGATTAACAGTCAAGTACGTTTACCTGTTCCGTCATCTGGGAATAATTAAATTTGAATACCTAACTGTTTTAATTCTTTTTCTAATAAAACTGTTAGTTTTCTATGTAAAGGAAATTGTGACCATTTAGCTATATCTTTTTCAGTCTTATATCCTTTAATCTCTATATATTCATCAGTATCAATTAAATAAAAATCTGGAGTATATTTTCTTTCTTTTCCATCAAAGAAATATGCAAATGAATCTTTATTTCTTGACCATTTTATATTATTTGCATCTAGATATTGTGCATATTTTAATTCCCAAGAACCATGTAAGTCAACACCATTATAATCTATATGCATATGTTTTGCCAGAGAAGTATGCCACACTCCAATAAACTCTATATTCTTATAATAGCTTAACTTAATTATATAGTCAAGTGTTTTTTATAAATATTTTATCCTAAACATCATGAAGGAGATTATCATGAACTTATCTAAAATTAACGATTCGATTGCATTAAAAACAGTAGCTTGGATGTCAAGCATTTGGTGCGTATATTTCTTTTTCATTTGGTCAATGTTACCATCTGTAATACCATCTTTACAAGATTTTGTATTTTACGTATCTGGCGGTATTATCCAGCTTGTTGCACTACCTCTTATTATGGTAGGTCAAAACCTTGCTGGTAAAGCAGCAGAAGAACGTGCAGAAGAAGATCACGAACATCTTGTAGAAATTTTAAAAGATATTCAAGAAGATCATCAGGCTCTTGCTGATCTAGTAGCTGCACTAAAAAAGAAATAATACAGTGGTGGTTTTTCTTGTGTCAGGAAAACCACCAAACCCCGCATACGCAGCCCATCCCACGTTTCGCGTATGGCGGAGGCAGTAATCGCGTCACGAGGCCACGGTGGGTCTGCCTTATGTCAGCGTGGATGGATTTGAACCATCGATCTCAAGTGTCCAAGACTTGCGGGAACGGCCAGACTTCCCTACACGCTGTTAATATTGGTGCGAGAGGCAGGAGAATCGAACTCCTCTTACCTGAGCGAAAATCAGGAGGCCTAACCGCTAGCCGAACGCACCATAAACTTTGGTTGGCATGGATAGAATCAAACTATCGTCTATCGATTATCAGTCGATTGCTCTATCATTGAGCTACACGCCAGTAATTTGGCGAACCCAACAGGATTTGAACCTGTAACCTAGAAGTTAAAAGCATCTTGCACCACCAATTGTGCTATGGGTTCAGTATAATGGTGGGGCGGGTAGGATTCGAACCTACTCCGTTTCTTATGTGCGAGGTTTACAGCCCCGTGCCCATCCGCCGTCTGAGCAGCCGCCCCTAAATTCGTTGCTGGTTACTGCCATCCAGCATCTCCCTTTTCGCGGAGTAGGTTCATTGGATAAGACGATCGTGTACAAGGACATTTCAGGTAGCCTAAACCTATATCCAATGCATTCACACGACCAGATACATTGGTGACCGCAGGTATCCATCTCCTGCAATTATTTGGTACGGTCTACTGGGATCGAACCAGTTCCTTGAGTGCCACAAACTCACGTGCTGACCCTCAACACTAAGACCGCAAATTTATTGGCATTTGTTTCGTTAGATGATTGCTCATCTGCTCCCCTACCATCTCCGTAGGTGCTTCACCAGCAGTGCCAAACTGCTACAATTATCTCTTCAAAGATACTACATAAAATCGAATTTTGGAGTCGGTTGCTGCCGTCCTTAGCCATTGATCAGGTTGTCTTAGGATGGCAAGATGGCCCTATCATCCGTAGTACATGCGTCCATGCACGGTACCCTGTGTAGTATCTATGAAGAGATAACCGAAGTTATCTCAACGTTGAATTTAACAATTTCAATCAGCAACTATTATCAGTATAGCCTAAAAAAACTTAAAAGTAAAGAACAAAATAAAAAAGGAGCAACTTTTTTTGTTGCTCCCTGAGAAAAATCATTTTTGTTTTAGATTCTTCTCAGGCGATAATCTCCCAACGTGTTTTTGCAATCGGTGAATATTCTCCGTTGCCACAATTGAAAAGATTTTTATTTTGTAGATGCATAGTTAGTTCCTTATTAGTCATGTTTTATTTAGCCAACTTATCCAAGCATATCGACTAAACGGCCACTTTTATCTACTGCACGGACACGAAAATTTGGATTATTTCTCTTTAGGCTTTGCATTTCAATCAAAACCTTTTGTGGTTGATTTTGAGTAGTGTGATACGTACGCCATACACCCGAGGTATCTTGAGCTTGAATATCAACCTGATCCATATCATTTCCCTTTTCATCAATCATCATATTATCAGTATAGCCTAGATAATCAAAAATGTCAAGAAAAAAGTATCGTTGATATCACTGGAGTTTTTAGGTTAAAGACGAATGTTAAGGCGATTTTTAAACATTTCTCTAACGATTTCTTTTACCGCCGATTCGAATGCCCGTTTGGCCTCTTTTTTGGTTGGCCTGTAAACATTTTCTTTCAGCAGCTGAACAGCACGATGATTTTCTAGTTGCTCTTCATGCCAAATATCATCTTGGGCATCAATCATTGTCTCAATCGAATCAAATAGCTTATCAAGTTCAAATGGAATTTTTTCATTCGGCATGGCGAATTTCCTCATCATTTTTCATGTTATCGACAATAATGTATTGTGCATTTTTATCTAGTTCGCGATATGCTTCTAACAATTTTCGAACTTTAAATAATCTGTTTGATACATCTTTCAAAGTATCTTGAGCAACCTTATCATTGTGGCCATCTTCAAGATCTGATATTACAGCATCAAGATTAGCATCGACTGAATAATCAATGTGAAACTTTACACCATTTTCTTCTTCCAGCTGCATTGGTGGATAAAGAATTGCAATGAGTTGTTCAATTTTTTCGTCGGAAGTAGTTTTAATTTTCTTTTTCACACTAAACATAATATAAATCTCACTATGGTTTCAATTATTTTTTGCGGCCAATATTATATTTGGCTACTAATTCCCAGTCATTTTTTTCTTTATGAGGCAATATCTTAATTTGATTCATTGGAGTTTTTGGCTCAATAAATTTTTCAGGTTCAACAATTTTAATTAAACCCCACTCTTCCAAAAGAACAGCAATAGTGTTGCGACGACCTTTATCTTCATCACTGAAGTTAGATGGTTTTCCATCAAGAGCAAATAGCTCTTTGAAATGTACGATAAAATATTTACCTTGTTTATGAAGGATATGGCAAGACTGATATAGTTTTTTGTCTTTACGGGAAGCTACGCCAATGCGTGTAAGAGTTTCTTTAATCTTTAGAAAATCTTCTTCTTCACCTATCTTCACCTCCAATAGTGATTCTATAATATTCATAAAATGCCTCATTATTACGTTTCTTATTGTTATTATTTATTTTATTTAACATTGTAATATTATACTCCACCTTTATCGAGTTTTTTCTTGATTATCTTTATTTGATCATCAGTAAGAACTGAAACAGCTACTTTAGCTTTATCATAGCTATAACCATAATATTCTTGAATTAATTCGATATCTGAATCTTTTTTCTTCTTAGCCCATTTAGAAAACCGTTTAGCTTTACGGATAGAATAGAACAAATAATCATGTTGCATAAGTTTGTCAACATGGTGATTGATATTCATATCATTTGCATACATGATAGTATCAATATAATATGATAAAGCCCTATTGACCATAAATGGCGAATATTCTTTCTGATTCGTTTCATCAATCAATCTCTTTTTATTCAAAGAGATATCTGTTACTATGTCAAATGGATTCACTTAAACCGAACTCCCATCATAATTTCAATAAGACAAGCAGTAAGATTAATTTCAGCATCAGCAGAGAAAGCAGCTTGGTACTGATACTTAGAAAGGATAAGAATTAATTCAGCAATAGCAGGAGTATCAAAATATTTCGATGCACTATCATAAATGGTTCGCATAATCATATTTTGATCATTATCAGTGTTTTCACCAACCCATTTGCGGATC